AACACGTTGTACATAAGATTCAATATCCTTATCATCCATATTACCAACAAACACTTTAAATACACGTCTCTCAGGTGCTCTTGATGTTCTATAAATTAACATCGCATCTTCGGCAAGTAAAAGTTGTTTCCAAATTCTTCTAATCTTATCTAACATAGAAGTTCCGTAAGGTAATTTTCTATCATCACCTAATAACCTAAAGTGTGCAATCTCCCATGCTTGAAATTCCAAATCTTTGTTTTTCCATTGAAAACGTAATTCTCTTGATGGAACTTTTAAATCTCTATTTTGTGTTGTAGTTTTACCAGCCGCACCTTCCAATCTTTCGATTTCAATATTTGGTAATTGTTGGCATCCAACAATACCTTTTTCAGGATCTAACTTTAAATAAACAAAGTTATCACCATACTTACAAACACCTCTTGTCCACATTTGTAAGTTAGTATTAACATCTAATCTGTTATTAAACAGATCTTCCAATATTTCTTTAATTCTATCTGATTCAGAATAGATCGTTAAAATCTGACCCTTTTCTGACATTGTAGTAGACTCTTCTGCGTATATGTCTAATGCCGCCGATATTTCAGGAGTAAACTCCATCGCCTCATAATCGTAATACGCCGCTAATCTATTTGGTTCATAATAAACCGATTGGTTATAAAGAGATTGATCTAACTTAGTCCACTTATCGGCAATGTATTGACTTTGTTGAGCCTGTAACATTGCTTTCTCATAATCTTCTCTGTTATCTGTTTTTAATAATTCATCTTTACTGAAATTAAATGAAGGTGCCTGTGTTACCTGAGGTTTACCCGGATAACCAAACATCTTTGTTAATTTCTGAAATACAGTTAAATTTTGATTTGCCATTCTATATAAATACTTTTCTTTATAATATAAACTAAAATAATGATAAACTAAACATTATCTACGTCTACCAAATAACCAAGAATTCTCTTGATATGTTTGTTTACTGACATTCATATTTTTATCTTGATAATATAAATTATTATTATCCATCCCCATAGAACCTATTTGATCAAACGCGGTACCGTATGAATAAAAAGATTTACTTGTCTCATATGATCTTTCACTCATAGTCCAAGAATCTAACATTGCTTTGTTCGCATTTTCATTCTTTTGTAATAAATTAAATGATACATCCGCAGCATATAACGCCATCGACATACCCATAATAGCGTCATCGTGAGCTCCTTTCATGTGATCAGGTCTACCGTTCATATAAACAAACGTATTAAGTTCGTTTAATAATCTTGCAGATCTAACAATAAATCCTTTTCTAAGTTGTTCTTCAAAAGCCGCAACAATTTGAGTTCTTTTGTTATTAAAGTTAAGACCAGGTATTTTATCCATAGCCTTAGCATTATAGTCCCAAATGTTTTGAGTATTAACACCCTCAATATAAACATTTTTGTAATTTAGTTCTGTTAACTTTCTCGATGTTGCAACCCCCATACCACCGGTTATATCCGTTACGATAAATGCATTACCATATAAGATGGCCCATTTGTATGCGACTGCTGCTAAGTCATCTGGAGGTATTTTACCAATATATTCCGCAACCTGTTCTCTATCGTCAAAATCTATAATCGATATTGCTGAAAAATCCTCACTATCACCTCTACTAACATCCACACCCATAATATAACGATGACCAATGATCGGTTCTTTCCATTGCCAAAATGTGGCTTGCATGTATTTTTCAATAGGTTCTCTAATCATGTTCTTAGCAATATTTTCTTGAATATCACCAGGAATGACACCATCTCCTGAACCTAAGAAATCACATTCCAACTCCTGAGCAATTTTACGTCTATCGTATTTAAATTTCTTTGACATTGATTCAAACCATGAAGAAAATGGTTTATAACCATCCTCTAAAAGTTTGTTATATTCTTTCATATCAAAATCATGTAAAACAACTTCATCATCATTATATTGTTCTCTATTTAACATGTAATGACAAATGTCTTGACACTTAACCCAATGTAAATCTTTGGTATAACGAGGATCTTTAAACCATCTTAAATCGGTTATATGAAAATCATTAATACCCCGTAACGCTTGATCATAAACACCGTAATAAATTGGGTCGTAACCATTTGGTGTGGAAATAAGAATAATTTTACCTCCCGTTGATAGGGACGCCATAGATGCTGCCCAAAAATCATCCCCCGCTTCAATATATGCTGCCTCATCAAATACAAGTATGGTAGGTGTATAACCACGAAGGGCATCTGGAGATGTTGCAACCGCCTTAACCTCACAACCATTATTTAATCTAAATCTACTCTCTGAGTTTTTATCTGGCGAGAACCCAACATTTAACCAATCAGGCCATTGTTCTAAAAAATGTCTAACCTTATTAGCCATCTCCACCGCCGTATCTCGTTTGTTTGCAATAAGTAGAACTCTCTCAGGGTTATCGGGTTTCGCTAATTGTAATTTTTTCGATAACCATGCTGCAGTTACTGTTGTAACACCGGCCTGTCTATATTTTCTTGTAATGTTTTCGTTGTAGTCTTCAAAGTCCTTAATTAATTGAATTTGATCTTCAAACAAATCCATAGGGACATATTTCTTCTGTGTATTATCGAATGTTTGTAAATACGTTCTAAGTGCATATGGAGTATCTTTTATGATCTTAGCATACTCCATTAATTGTTCTGCTCTACTATTCATATATGTATAAATACAAAAAAAGGTGGTTATTGTAAACCACCTTTGTATTATTTCGTAGGTCTATCTAAACCTAATTCATCAAATAGACTGTCATCATCATCGTCTTCTTTGTCATCGTTGGATAATGAAATACCAGGAATACCTGATATAAAATCTTTTAATTCATCGTTATCAGTTTCATCTGTGATGTCAGTTAAATCTTCATCAAATTCCGCCATCGTTTGTTCATAATCGTAATTGTTAATGTCCTCTTCAATCGCACGAACCAATGTTTCCATTAAACGATTTCCGTTTTCAGATTTAGAAACAATTTCTTTCATGAATACTAAAAATTCTTTTGCTGGTTTCTTGAAAATATGTTGGAACACCATTAATTGGATAATTCCTTTAGTTTCATCTGTTAACACATCTTCAGGGAATGTTGATCTAATTCTGTCCCAAATTGCTGGCCCTAAACGTAAATCCCACATTTCTTTTTCAAGAGTATCTTCCGAACCTTCAATATCTGTGAAATCTTCTTCATTACCCTCTTCATCTCTTGGTCTTCCTTGTATTGCAACTAACTCCAAAGTTCCTTTAATCAATTCGTGTATTAAAACTGGAAAGTTTACCGCTCTCGCTTTAACTGTTGGTGGGTCTGTTTGTCTATCAACATCTTCTCTACCCGCAATATTACCACCAGATTGTCCCATTGATTTCATAGTTTCGTTAGGTAATTGCCAATATAAAGCATCATTTACTGACATCATAATGCCGTAAAGACCAATAATTCTATCGTTACCAACAATTTGTCTAACTCTATCTTCAACATAATGATACATGTAATGACCTCTTTTAGAAGCACCTTGTATAATTGTGTTTATAAATCTTCTTTTTGCTTTTTCTAAGTCAAGTTTCTCTAAATCATTAACGATTTCAATTTCATTACCAAAATTCATTTCTTCTTCACCACCTTCTTCTTCACCACCTTCTTCTTCCTCATCGTGATTGAAGTCTTCAGGGTTAAACTCACCCATACCGATAATACGTGCATCATATTGAACCGATCCTTCAGGAATACCTAATTCCTTCATTACTAACTCAACAGCCAACTCTTCCAATTCTCTTCTGTGATTTTGTTCAAATTGTAATATTTGGTTGTGCGCACTCATCATTTGTTGCATTAAAGGAGATAAACCTTGCATACCTCTCATAGGAGTGTTCGCGCCGGTGTATTGTCTCATTTTAGCAACAACTTGTCTATATCTTTCTGAAGCTAATAGTTCTTGGAAATTCTTGTTAGGTTCATCCCCCGTCTTAGGAAAAGGTATTTTTTTCAACGGAGTTTCGCCCGCTGCTAAGTCATCTTGTACTCCTTGGTCAGGTCTATCCTGACTATCAAAATCCATTGGCATTTCATTCAAATTTTCTTGAATTAAAGATAAGAGTTTTTTCTTAGAAAATTGCATTTTAACTTACTTTTTTTTCTCCTCAGCTATTTTAGCCTTTGGTTTAGGGTTTGTTCCAGGTCCAGGTTGAAAAGGAGTTTTTCTTGGATCTTCTCTTCTTGTTGGAGTTGGTTTTGTACCTGGTTTAGTTGATGGTGCTGGTTTTGACGGTGCAGTTTTTGGTTCTGCACTTACAATAGCATCATATGACATAAACTCAGGAATACCATTGTGTCCTTTTTTTACTTTAGGTCCGTGTTGAACCATTGTATCAGACTCATTAAGTTTAGTTTGAATAAGTTCCATAATTTCGTTTTTAGACGTAAAGCTATGAAATTCTTTATTTTCTACCAAATTTTTAACCCAATTTTTTATTGTACGATTTTCATCTAAATGAGAATGATCACAATCACAATCTTTATCATCTTTTCCACAATCTGAACATTTTTTACTTTTAGTTTTTTTCTTAAAGTTTTTGTCCTTTGTAGAAACAGCATCTTGTTCACCTTTTTTATTTTTTATTGGATTTCCATCATCATCGTAGAAACGTAATAACTCATCCACCTCTTCTTTTTTACACTTACATTTAGATTCTACCTTTTCACAATCATCACATTTTTTAATATTCTTAAGTTGTGGAAAATCTTCTTTAGATTTCTCTAATGCTTTTTTGCTTCTTTCATTGTGGTAATCACCTTCTTCTACTTCACCTTCTTTCTTTTCTTTTTTCTTATTGTAACCATTAAAATCTGGGCTAGGAGGTTTTCCTGGTTTGTATGGATTTTTTCCCTTTTTTTCTTTTGATTCGTTATCTTTTTTCCAACTATCAACAAATTTACCAAGTTCTTTTTCAACTTCATGATCTTTAGGGTCTCTACCTAAATCCTTTTTTAATTTTTCTTTAGTCGCACCTATCATAATACCATGTAAAGATTCGTCCACTTCAGTTTCTTCAGTCTCATCAACTTCTTTTTTCTTAGGTGTAGATTTCTTTTTAGGAGTTCCACCAAATACCGTTGAACTACTTGATTTTGAACCTTTAATAGTTAAACCCATATCAACTTCATTAATATCAACAACTGTTGCTTTATAATCTGGATTACTAATTTTTTTAGATTTTGGGAAATTTATATTTTTTTCACCTTTACCCATCAAACTCGCGGATTTCTTCAAACTTTCTAAATCACCATAAACTAAACGTTCTTTATCATTTTGATTTTTTGAACCTTCTTTTCTTGGATGTCCATAAACTTTGTCTTTTCCTTTTGAGAACACATCCATTTCATAACCATCATGTTTAATCGTGTCAACTTTTTTATGTTTACCACCAAATAAACCTTCTTTAACATCACCCTTTTTTTCTTTGTTTAATATTGCAAAGTCATCAGCATCAATTTTACCATTATGGTTTTTATCAATTTTAGATTGATTACCCTTAAGTTCTTCGTAAGCTTCAATAGTTTTATTTTGTTTTTTTGCACTATCGACTTTTTGTTGATATTGAGGGTCTTGTTTAGATATCATAACATCTTCTTCTGATAATATTCTCGATGCCAATTGTTTAAGTTGACTGTCACTGAATTTAACTAATGTTTTTTCTGAGAAACCTTCTTTAATTAATTTCTCTACTAATTCTGTTCTTTTCATGATTCCTTGAATTTTATTTCTTCTTTTAAGAGGATGAACCCTCTTGATTTTAATTTCTTTGTCACATTCTCTATTGGTTCACCAAATTTAAATGTCAATCTTTCTTCCGTGTTCTCAAAGTCAAACTTTTCCCAAGCCATTGAAATTACACCATCTACAGCATCAATAACTCCGAAATGATCGGAGTCTTGAACTAATTCTAATTGTAAATCTGTATCTTTTAATAAACCAACTACGTCAACATATTCGATGTCAGGTGATTTAGACCGTTGGCAAGCCGAAGCAGGTATAACGAACCAATCGCCCATATCAATTTCAGTGGTCTCACTGAATACGAATTCGTATTGTTTTTGACCTTTGTAATCTGAACCGATTTCATTGACATATATTAGATGCATTTTTTATTTAAAATATTTGCTTAACGTCGTTCCAATTGCATTATTGATTTCACTTTTCATTTCGTCTAAGTCTAATTCTTGAACTTCTTCTTCGTCCATTCCTTCTTCCTTAATTGCATATTTTGATAAATCAATTTCGTCCGTATCCATAGGTGTGTTCACAAACTCATCTAAAGCGGCCATAGAATCATATTCATTCATATCCGCCGGTGTTTCTTCAGGAGCCGGTGCAGGTTCTTCTCCTGTTGGTTCTTCCATACCAACTCCACCTTCTTCTTCCTCTCTTTCAAATTTCTTAGCGATATCTTCAATATCTTCATCAGATAATTTATCTA